GAGAATCCGAAAAAAGCGCCCTAATTTTGCAGATAGAACAGAGTGAAGTTGAAAAACTTGCTTTCCGTGTGGCTTATGTGCTATTTGTTACCCCACACCAACCAAAGGAGATTCAGATGAGCACTGATCTAGAAAAGCTCAGAAAACAACTATCGGAACTCATGGCGAGGTCTTGCTCAGCCATGTTCGATCAAGAGGTTTGGTCCAAAGCAGACCATCGTATTTTGACCAACACGCTCGATAAGGTTCGAGCTCACATTGATAAGGAGATTGAGAATGAGTAAAGCGAAAAATAAAAGTGCGCCTATTGGTTATGAACTAATAAATCCAAAAACCAATCGCGGGATAGGGGTTGCGGTAATACAGGGTGAGGCATGTGTCTTGGCTGATAAAACAGGCATTTCTAAAACTGTAATGCTTTTATCTCAGCTAAGGTTTGTGAGTTGCGAGGGTAAGCTATACGTTCCTTATGACGAAGTTATTGCTTGGTTCTACAACGAAATAGACGACGAAGAGAAAGACCCCGGCCCTGATCCTACTTATATTGACCGTTTACGTCAGAAGCTTGGGGTTCATTTTAAAGACCGCTCTTTTGTTGAGCGGTATCGTGAGCGTAGGTCTGATTTGGAAAGCATGGTCGAAATTCATGAAGCGCCTAGTCTTCCTGAAGATAAGAAACCTATTTTTTATGTAATGGAGGGTTTTGAAGATGAGTAAAGCTAAAAACATCCCAGTTTTCTACACCGTGAAGGAAGTTGCTGAGATCCTGAAAGTTTCAAAAATGAGCATTACTAGGTACATACGCGCCGGCAGAATTAAAGCGTTGCAGTTATGTGGTGTTTATCGCATAACCGAAGAGGAGCTTATGCGGATCTTGGGTGACGGGATACCTGCCGCTGCTCTTCCAACAAAAAGCAGGAAGAAGAATGCCAAGAAAAGGTCCAGCAGACCTACGAATTGATATGTTTTGTGACTTATTCACACCATTCGATGAATACGACCGTTTTAGCGGTATTGGAGCAAGTGAAGTCGCGTCCATAATGGGTTGCGGTTTTGGAAGCGCGATAGCTTTGGCGAAATCGAAAAAGACACGTACCGAGAAGACCTTTGGTCCTGGTAGTTATGTCCGTTTTGATCGCGGCCACCGTGAAGAGAGAATCGCGTCCGATATTTACCGTGACGAACGCGCAAGAGCAGTTGAAAGACTAATGGAAGTCGGCACTTTGCGACATCCAGATCACGACTGGGCTTATTGCAGCCCTGACCGGCTCATTGTTCATCGAAGGACTGGTGAGTGGTTGGCTGGACTTGAGATTAAGCATACCGACCCTTGGAACGCGCGTTTTTGGGGGAAGGGCGACGACATGTTGGTTCCAAAGAAGTACGAGTGGCAATGTCGGTACACTCTTTGGATTGTGAATGCTGCTTTGGCATCGAAAGGTTTCGAGCCTATTGATACGTGGTGGCTTATGGGTAGGCTTGGGTTTTTTGATGATCGTTATTATCCGATCAAGTGGAATATGGTCGAAGAGACAAAGATGGTCGAAGCGGTGGAATCGTTTTGGAAGGATTGTGTGATTGGCGACAAGATTCCTGAGCCAAACGGTCACCCAGATGACTTGTCCGAGCTCAAATCAATGTTTCCAGAAGAGGATGGTGAAGAATATATCGAGGCACCTCCAGAAATGGGTGACATTGTGACGCTTTACCAAGAGTTAAAAACCGAATCGAAAGAGATAAAAAAAGAAGTTGATGGCCTAGAGGCAAAGATACGTCACGCGATAGGCGAAAACGCAGGGATGTACGGTGATTATTGGACAGCTCACCTAAAAGCCCGACCGCATGGCGACGGAAAAAGAAGGCCTCTAAAAATAGAGATTGGAGAGAAAGATGACGAAGGGGAAGCTGCAAGCGTACTTTAACCCGCGGATGGCAAAATTGTCGAAGGCTGCGGCCTTTGGTGTAGATGCGAGAAAGATAGCCCACGAGATTTTTGTTCTTGAGATGCAAGATGCAAATATTCGGAAATGTGATCCGAAGTCGCTTTTCTTAGCGGCGTGGGAGTTGGCGAAGGCTGGTTTGGTTCCAAACCCTGCAAATGGTGGCCCATACGTCGTCCCTAGAGGCTCAAAGGCCAGCATCGATTGGGGCGTTGCAGGATACACTGCCCTTGCAATGCGGACGGGCAAGTACGCCGCGATCTGGTCATCGGTATATCGTGAGCACGACGATTTTCAGATTATCAAGCATGAACAGCCTCCGTTTAGGCATGTGGAAGCGAACGTGGACCCCGGCGATATACAGGGTGTCTACGCTGTCATTGAAATGAAAAGTGGGCGGATGTTGGTTGACCGAATGAGAAAATCTGAGCTGGAAGCTCATCGAGATCAGTATGCTGGCGGTAGTAGTGCGTGGAAAACTGCTTTCTGGTCGATGGGTAAGAAAACAGTTCTGAAGCGACTTTTGAAGCCTTTGCACTCAGAGCATAGTGATACTTTAAACGAGGCGATAAAAAAGGACGTATCCGACGACCTTGATGGGTCTTTTATGGTGGAGGACGAGCTATGATGGCGGTGGCGGTGTGTTCGGTCATTTTGAGTATGCCTGTACGTGATTACCATCATTCGATGGCTACGTGTCTTCACGTTGCCGCTTACGCACAGACGCATGAGCAGCCAATACACTTGATTGTTTCTCTGTCTTATATGGAGTCTAGGCTGACTTGGGATGCTGTTTCACCGAAAGGTGCGATCGGCCCAATGCAGGTCATGCCTTACTGGGTTGTGAAAAACAGAGATAAGGCTCTTGCTGGAATATATGCGTGGAAATACTGGAGAAGACGATCAATAACTGATCGTGTCGCTGTAGCAAAATACAACGCTGGTTATAAGCCTGGAAGGAAGAGTTTTGATTTTGCAAACAAGGTCATGAAGCTGTCCAATCGCATTCATGGCTTTGTTGGAGGGGTAGTCAATGCTGATTAGTGTGCCATCACATCTTCTGTCGGACCAGGGGCTTCCGCCGGCAGCTAAGGTGCTCCTCATCGCTATATCCGCATTGGCTACCCCCGTAGCGACATACGAAGAGCTTGCGGAGCTCACCGGGATGCCTCAAAGGACAATACATCGGATGATTAAACTGCTTGAAGGAACACCAAGTAGTAAGTATCCGAAACCGAAAAAATTGCTTAAAACAAAACGTGTGAAACGTGATGGTTTTACAGCTACATTTTTTAAGGTTGTTGAGACACTGCCAAAACGGCAACTTCTCAGAGGTGATGATGACTGCCAACTTGGCAGTTTGGTTGATCGAGACATGCCAGAATGGCAGTTTCAAGATATGTCTGAGAACATGCCAAAACGGCAGGTTGGTGTATCTCAGACACTGCCAAAACGGCAGTTTCGAGAAAATAAGACGCCTTTAATTAAAGAAATATCTAAAGATATTTCATATGAATTAACTAATTATTCTGCACCACTGGAAGATATTTGTAAGGTTTACGAAAGCGTAAGAATCCGGTTCAATTGTCCTTGGGATCAGAATACAGACATTGGTTCGTTTAAGGATGAGCACAGGTCAAACATCGAAAGGGTGTGGGTAAAGACCTGCAATCGAGACATTAATCAAATGGAGAGATATTTTGAGACGTGTGCTCAGATCGAACATTTTATGAAACGTAGCCCGAATCCCTGGCAGTCATTACCGGCTTTTTGCATCAGTTGGAACGAGAATAAGATTGCACCAAGAATGAATCACAGAAGCACCAACCAAGGAGGAGACTTTGGAAAACAACTCACAGAACTCGCAATCGAGACGGGAGCCATCTGAGCGAAACATGATTCACTCATTAGTTAGATTAGTGAACGCAGGTTTTAAGGCTCCAGCTCACGCAAACCCTCGTGATATGGCCAAAGAGTGGAAACGCGCTCTTGTTGGAATTACAGACCATGAACTCGATGTGTGTATAACTCACATCATACAGAATAAGACTTTTTGGCCTATGCCCGTAGAAATACTTGAGGCTTACGACGATCTTGGTTTTGCTTATCAACAGCGTGTTCGTCGTGAGACTCAAATCATGGAGTCTGCACAGAATAGCTCCGAAACAGAAGAGATTCCTTTTTGATTACTTGGAAGAAGCATATTGCGCTGCCGATAACACCAAAGAGCAAAGGCAGGCCGAGAGTAAGGGTTGTCGCGGGACACGCACAGACCTACACGCCAAAGGAGACGGTTGAGTTTGAGCGGTCTGTTGCTCAGTTGTTAGCTGATCACAGGCCTCCTTCGATATTGGAAGGTCCAGTGACGATGATGGTGACTTTTGTTCTGCCTAGGCCAAAGAGGTTGTGCAGAAAAAAAGACTCCGCAAATCTTTTGCCGTGCAGCAAAAAGCCAGACATCGACAACCTTGCAAAATCATTATTGGACAGTGTGAATCGCAATGGTGGTTATTGGAGAGATGATGCTCAGTTGCAGGGGTTGAGCATGAAAAAACTTTACGCAGAAAAGCACGGACAACCTAGAATCGAGCTATGGATCCAAGGAGAATGCGCGGATCCAAATAACTCTGGCGATTGAGGTTGTAATGGTAACCACCTATGACATATTCCAAATGCACAGAGAATGTGAGATGCCCAGAACAGCGTCTGGTGTTTCTGCGCTTTTCATCAAGATGACTAGGCTTGGCGCCAGCATTCCCGAGGTTGCTGCCATCGCACACATGACTGTTGAACGAGTGAAGGAAGTTATTGGTGCGCGACAAGAGGTTACTCCAGACGAGCACACTCGCATGTTGAATGCTTTTACGATTTATCTTTGGTGGAACTGTTATCGGAAGAACCAGCACTGGGCACGCCAGCCTAAAGAAGTAAAGTTCATTTATCAGGTGTCCATCGTTTATTGGGACGACCTTTGTACATATTTGAAGCAAGATATTGAGGAAGCTTATGAAGCGTGCGCTTAAACCTACATTTTCGAGCCGAGGGCCTGCTGCGATATACGTTGATATCGACACATTGGTTCCCTGGTCCGAAAACCCGAGGAAGAATGATCACGCTGTCGATGCCGTTGCCAAATCCATCGAACGATTTAGTTTTGGAACACCAATCGTTGCACGGTTTGAAGACAAAGTTGTGATCAACGGTCACACTCGTCTCAAAGCTGCACGAAAGCTTGGTTTAAAAACAGTACCAGTACGATTCTTAAATATTGGCGAGAAAGAAGCTAGAGCGTTGGCGGTCAGTGACAACATGACTAACGAGCTCGCGGATTGGGATGACGTTATTTTAGACAAGCTGATGGAGGAGCTTGAAGACGAGCTCGAGGGTATATGCGACTTTGATGACGAGCTTTTTGATGAAGAAGAAATAGAACAGGAAGATACCGAAGATGTTCTCGATGATGAAGAGCCGGTGAGCTTGATGGACAAGTTTAAAGATTTTGCGACCATCAGCGAGGACAAAAGCAGAAAAAGGAAGGTTTGGTCTAAGAAAGACCACAAGATTCTTTTAGGTTTGATGGTCGAGCTTGAGGGTGAGATCAGTTGAATCCGACTAACATAACTGCGGTTTCGTATGGTGGTGGAGTTCAAAGCACGGCAATCGCCCATCTTGTGATAAATCGTCATCCCGAGTTGATGTCTGTTGTTAAAAAGTTGCCAGACTTCTTTATTTTTGCTGATACCGGCGATGAGCCTAAAAGCGTATATGAGACTGTACAAAGAACGAAAAAGTCTCTTGAGGAAGTCGGTATTCCTCTATTGATAGTTAAAAAATCATCAAAGTCATTGTCTGAAGAGCTTAAGCGTAAAGTGGAAGCTGGAATACGCGGTATTGATTGCCCGCCGTTTTATTTGGCGACCGATAGTCCAACCGGCGGGATAGTCTCGAGGCAATGCACATCAGCGTGGAAGGTTGAGGTGCTGGACAGGAAAAAGAAAAAGCTCGCAGGCCTAAATTTAAAAAGACCTCAACACAGAAAACTTAGAAACGTTGTAGATGCCTGGATGGGTATATCTGTGGATGAAGCAAGTAGAATGAGGGACTCGAAAGACGCATGGCAAAAATATACATATCCTTTGATTGATATGGGCTGGAGAAGATTGGATTGCGTTAAATACCTCCAACAAATTGAACAAAAAGCATCAAGGTCTGCGTGTAGTTATTGTCCTTTTCATAGTGACGCAGAGTGGAACCGCATAAAAACTGAAGAACCAGAGGCATGGAATCAGGCCGTTGAGTTTGAGAAATGGATTCACAAAAAATATGATAACGGTGTGCAGATAGCAGGCCTGAATGGGAAGCCATACCTACATCGCTCTCGTGTGCCTATCGAGTCTGCTGACTTTAACAGCCAATTGGATCTGTTTGGTTTTGACAACGAGTGTTCGGGAATATGTGGAGTATGAGCAGCCCCTCACCAAGAAGTCTTGCTAAGCAGGAGCGCCAACGTTTCTTAGCCACTTTGTATAGAAAGGGTTTGCCGCGAAACGAAATATTTCGCGTAATGATAGGCAAATACGGCGTGACACCGCAGACGGTAAGAAAAGACATATCAGCTCTTGGAAAAGAGTTGGAAAAGTATCTTGAGAACGAGGAGGCCATCCAGCTCGAGGCTAATGCTTGTTATGAGCGACTAAAAAAGAGAGCTCAGCGCGAGGACTCAGTTGGAAATCGAGCTGACGAGTTGATTTTGAATCTGTTGGGAAATAGATCTGCAAAACAACTCGATTTTCAACTGAAGCAAAAAGAGCTTCGTTTGAAAGAGGCGAATGCAAAGCTTACCGAAATCAAAGCAGAGCTTGCACAGAAAGCTCTTGACGACGCACTGGTGTCGAGCAACACTAATGGCTGGAAAGCATCAATCGCTTCGCAGATTCGTCGAATCAATGAGAACGGCGCGGTGGGTGTGCAGGATATTGTAGAAATACTTACAGAGTATTTGCACGGTTCTGTGAACGCGGGCGAAGGAGACAACAGAGAGATGCTTACGGTAGTAAGAATGCTGTTTAAGATTGCTATTGCGGATCCGAACGCGAACTCTCCTGATTTAGCTTTGGTTCGTTTACCTGAAGGCATGAGAATCCCAGAACCAGACCCAGACGATGGTGACGATCTTTTGGAATAGAACGTAGCCCTCGAAGCCAGTTGTGTGCGCCGAAGACCAGATTTGCAACAAAATCGCGCCGCTTCTGACTTCGAGGGTTACTGTAGGTGCTGATATGTCTATTTCCGGTCCTTCAAGAATGGGCTCACGAGATCTTGTTGGTAGAAACAAAGCCAACGGTGATCCAAACGCTATATCTTGGCGAGAATATAGAGAAAAAATAGGTAAAGCTAAAGATCGGTGGGAAGCTTTAAAGCTTGTTTCTTCAGCGACAGGTTATACTCCGCTTCCGCATCAATTACGAGCACATACAGCAGTAGCGCCGCAAAAGTTGCTTCTGGGAGGCATTGGAAGCGGCAAGACTATATGGTCTGTTGCGGAGATGCTGACCCTTTGTATTCTCAACCCTGGAGTTTCCGGTGCTTTCTTTGCGCCTACCTTCGATGCAGTTGTCCACGTTCTGTTGCCGGAATGGACTCGTATGGTTGATGCAATGGCTGTATCTGGTTATCCAATACAAAGGCGTTTTCACAAGTCGATGGCCAAAGCCGAGCTCATTGGTGGTGGAACAATATATTTTAGGTCTTTTGAACGAGTAGATAGTTGTCGAGGCTGGACCTTGGGTTTTGCAGCAGTAGACGAAACTGAGTCAGCCGCTGATCCCCAATATGTTTGGAACGTAATCTCGGGTCGTATTCGCGATCCAAGCGCAAACATTCACCAGATGCACGCCACGACGACTCCTCGAGGCCTGCGCGGAACTGTTCAAAAGTTTATCGAGCAACGCGGTATACCCGAGCTCAAATCAGATTGGTGGTGCGGACGTGCAACTACAAGAGACAACCCTCATCTTCCTCCAGGCTATTTAAAGTCTCTAAAAGGTTACAGTAAACGACTGTGGGAACAAGAAGTCGAAGCAAAGGTTTTAAAGCCCTCAAACACTGTATTTGGTGACGATTGGGGCGCCCACAATGTACGGCCTTGGGTCTATGATAGGGCGTTGCCTTATGACCTCGCAGTCGATTGGGGTTACAGCAAACCTCATGCTCTTTGGATACAGAGAACTCACGATGGTGAAGGTATTATCTTTGACGAATACTACGAAGACGAGGTTCCTCGAGACGTATTGCGTAAGGTTATAAAAGAAAAGTGTGAGCGTCTTGGTAAAGACCCCGAATATGCGATTGGTGATCGCGCTGTAAAAGACCAAATGTCTTGGTTGTTGCACCAGTTTCCTAGCTCGTATGTCAAACGGATGCACACAAAGAAAGAACAATCCATTCTTGAGGGTATTGAGATTATGCGTGCCATGATGGACCCGATTGAAGGACCACCAAAGCTTTTCATCGCTGAAAATATTATGAAACGTGATATGTCCCGATGCATTTCAAACTGTATTGCTGGCTATCGATGGGCGCAAAAAAGAGATGGGGCTATTTCTGATTACCCGTTAAAAGGCGTGTATGACGACGGAGTAGACGCATTACGCTATTGGTCGGTGGTACATAACGACTCCAAAACAGATTCCTTTGTGCTAAGATATGGCGGCGGCGACAACTGGAAGAACAGAAAGAGGTTATTTTAGATGTATCCACTTATGACATCAGCATCCAAAGCGATTATGGACATGTCACGTTGGCACGACGTGACGGAAAAGCTTTGGATGTATTTGCGTCGAGATTTTACTGATTTTCGCGATACTCTGGATGACCTATACCCGCGCACATCTGACCGAATGGTTCAAAGATCTATTCCTTTTATTTGGAATCTTGCCAGACAAGTAGCCACGCTGTATCTCCGCGGACCAGCTCGAGAGTTTTACAACGAAAATGGCGCTTTGAGTGACGAGCTCCAAAAAAGGATAGCGTCGATTTATAGCTCAATCGAAGTAGACAAGGTTCTCCGGTCTAGCCACGAACAGTTGGTGACATTGGGTAACGCTACCGTGTGGGTATGGCCTGTTCCGAAAGCACAAGGGGTAAGGCTTATTACCCCTCCACCCCACCATCAGACTGTAGTAATGGCTGATCCTGTATCGACTGATGTGCGAGACGTGTTGGAGTGGCGTGTCAAAATGATCGTAGGGCTCGACGAAACTATGTCTATGGCTCATTACGCGGTAGCAAAGATTACAGAAACAGAAGCCGTGTGGGAGAAAGGCCCTCGGTCTATGGTTGGAAAAGGCATTTGGGCGGAAGACGGCAGCAATCCTTTCGGTGTCATACCTGTAGTGGTTTTGAGAGATTCGGACCCCGCACCTGGAGAGTGGTGGGCGCCAGCGAATGAAGATCTGCTTGATGCTCAGAGAGCGTTGTGCATGGATTTTACTGACTGTTCTCATGTGGCGCGGATGCAGTCTTACGGGCAAGCTGTTCTTTCGGGAACAAATCGACAGTTTGCTGAGTCGGTGGACCTGGGGCCGGACACAGTTGTTGGTCTACCTGATGAGCGAATGAAGTTTGAGTATGTGAACGCCAACCCTCCACTCAATGAATACTTAAACAGCACGGAGCAGTTTGCGCGGACAGTCGCTGCAATGAACGGAATGAATCCTACCACGCTGGTCAATAAGGTTACTGGGGTAACAGCGATTGCGAAACAACAGGAGACAGCAGATCGAGAGACTGGTCGCCAAAGACACATTACTCAATACAAGAAAGTAGAAGATCGTCTTTATAACCTCATAGTTAAAGTTCGGAACAACTTGGCTGGACAGGTTATATACCCCGAAGCACGAGTTAACGTTGAATACCGAGATCCAGCGCCACCAGTTGTTGATGAACTCCACCACTCTCAGGCTATCCGAATGGCGCTCGATGACGGACGCACAACGGCAGCAATGGAACTGGCTAAACGTGACGGTATTTCGCTCGCAGAGGCGCAAACAAAGGTTCGCATGAATCTAGCTGAAACAGCGCAAAACAGAACAATCATCGATCCAGATCAGCGTATTGCTCAAGGGCGATCACCTGATCTTGAGGTAGCCAGCTAATGGCTCGCTCTTTACCAAGAAGAACACGAAAGATTGTTGACCGCGCTTCAAGGCGCATAAAAAGTAAACAACCTGCTGGTGCAATCGTATCGGTAAACGTAGACACGATAAAAAACGTGTTTAACGAAAAAGTGCTTTTGGACATGAAGCCTTTAATCGATCTCGGTAAAGCTATGGGGCTTTTAACGCGCAACCGGGTGCGGTTTCGCGGTAAGACCGGAAAAGGGCGTTTGTTTTCTCCATATCCTGACATGAAAGACAGAAAATCTCCTTTAAAGTCGAAAATAAGAAACAATCCAAACGAGTATGAGCTTATCGAACCTTATTGGGTTCCAGGTCATTACCCACAGGGAAGTGAAAATTTTCAGGTAACGCACAAAACCCGAGGTGGGGATTTAAAAGGACTTAAATCTAATCGGTACAAGGGTGCGAGGGCTTACAAAAGTCGAAGCCATTACCAACAAGCCATTGCTGGTAACAAACTCAAGAAGTTTGCGATCATGGGCGATTTTTGGCGCGGACTTAAGGTCAGGCCAGTAAAAGCTGGCTATGTTCGCGTGGCATTTTTTAAATCATCTTGGTCAAACAGTCTTAAAAAAAGAAGAGTCGCAAATCGAACGAAAGCTAGACAGATGAACAAGTTTGAAAAAGTTTCTATTTTACAACCAAATAAAAAAGAGATGAAATGGGCAAACGAATACTGTCGTCTATATATAACGTCAGCATTTTTGAACTCCCAAGGCGCACAAGAACTACGCATCAAAGCCTTAAGGGCTGAAGCAAGAATCGAGAAAAGAATCAAAGCCTGGGCAAAACGTTTTGGAGGGTCTTGATGGCTACTGAAAAAAAGAAAACTACTAAGAAAAAAACACCGGCAAAGCTTCCACCAAATCAGGACAGGAGTTATGGGCCGAAGGCGTATACCTGTCGTGTGGACCGAAAAACAGCAGCAAAGCTTATTTCCGAGCACGGCTTTTTCATGAAGTCCGTTGAAGGTGATGAAGTGCATTTATGGGCTGATACGGAAGCTTACGAAAGTTATAAGGGCAGCAAATGAGCGAAGATATTACACCACCAGAACAGCAAAATTTAGATCTACAGATTTCGGATTCACCCGTTCAAAGCCCTGTAGAGGTCAAACCCGCTCAGCCTGCCTTGGTCGTTCAAGAGCAAGCTAAAGAACAAGCCGTTGTATCTTCACCTCAATCAAATCCCCCAGAAAGAGAGAAGAAGTTTGATGAAGAAATAAAACGCAGACTAAGTCGAGTCGATCTGCTTGAAGACAGTTTGACGGCTCTGCAAAATCAGAGTGAAGCGCTTCGAGCTCGTCTAGATAAAGAAATACTGAATCAGCGTATTAACTGGGCCGTCAATCAGGGTATCAAAGGTCTTAGTCGCGCCGATTTGGGAGCAATAATGCCAGATGTGGACCCATCTACACCCGAGGGGATGGCTGCCCTAGATGCTTGGAAACAAGAGCGACCAGAGATATTTCCTGTTTCCGATTTACCGAAACAACGTAGTGCCGACTCTATTTTGGCAAACGTTGAAGACCGGCCAAACCACTTTTGGTCTGCGAACAAAATGCGAGAAATCGCGACTAACGGAATGGGTAAGGGATAATGCCAAAAAACAAGAAAGACCCTAGTGAGAGTGCTTTGTCTGGGACTACGGCACGAGAAGAGGAAGCTGCATCGACGATGAAGGCTATGCAGTACTTAAGTAATCTTGCTGCTGCCCAAAGTGCGCCAATAGGAAGAGGATGGAATATTCCTGCCGGATACGAGGACTGGCACGTCGTAGATCTTGATTTTAGTGTCGAACGTCACAAGATGACCTACTATCAGCTTCTGCAAATGGGCTACAAAGAGTGCCCACCCGATTTTCGCAGGTATGGTGTGACACATACTCCTACGAAAAAGTATTTGATGTGCCCACCCGCCGTGAAAAAGATTCAAGAGCGGATCCGCATGGACAAGTTAAAGAAGGTTGCATCCTCGTTGAAAAATGAGCTCGCTACTCAAAACAGCTCCATAAACGCTCTTGTTGGGCGTGAGAGTTCCGCTGAAATCATCCATCACACTGGTGGTGAAGATACGCTGAACAATATACAGAGCGAAGTGAAGAAGACCAGAGCTTAAGTATTTATATTTATTGAAAAATCGGGAAAACGAACTTTTATCAACTTAGTGTGTTATATTTTTTTCCAGTATTTCCAACGGAGAGATAAATGGCGTTTTCCACGAGTAATATTAAAGCAACAGCCGTCCAGACCTTTATGGAAGGTCTGCTGACTGACAATAACGATTGGGCTCAGATTTTCAATCTGATGAATCAAGATGTCGCAAGCATTAGGCTCGCTGGGATTCAAGCCTCTCCGAACATTCCTACTTGGAATGGCACTGCGTCAGTTACTCCAGATACGCCTGCTGAAGACTTGACGAACACTCTGACCTATCAGGCGTATGCTCAGCAGTGCAGGCTTAGCAAGTTTGACATTAAAGATAATCCAGATTTGGTTTCTCTCGTCTCAAACAAGATGGCGCGTTCGGTCAACTCTACGATGCGAAATCTTGCCTATACTAAGCTTGCAGGCGCTTTCGGTGGAACTCTTTCCGATGGAAACCCACTGTGCTCCGGTTCTGGTCGAACCGACTCTGCTGGTGACACTCGTGTCAATAAACTTACTTCAGCGTTGACTCAGACTTCATTTGAAGATGCAATCGAAGCATTGCGAAAATTCAAGACTGCCAAAGCGCAGGCAAATGACGTAGTCGATATGGGCGCTTTGTATCTTGTCGTTCCGCCTGAGCTGGAGGTTTTGGCCCGACAGATCGTTGGTAGTGATTTCCATGGTGGCGCGCACACTGCAGCGACTTTCAATCGTTTGAATGTTACCAAGGGTCGGGCAACGGTTCTCGTTTCAAATCAACTCACTGACGCAAATGACTGGTTTTTGGTTAGTGAGCCACCGATTTCGCCGCTTGTTTTCTGGACTCGTTCGACTCCCGAATACACTGCTGTTGTTGACCAAGACAACCAGTACCTGAAGCTTACTACGATCTTTGCTGCTGTCGCTGATTTCCGTCCAGATCCAACAGGGATCTTGGGCTGTTCGGTAACGTAGTCTAGGAGCAAGACGTGTGGCACAAGAGATACTGGAAGATATTGGTGGAACGTTAAGTTTCTATCCACAAGTGCAGAGTCTGGACACGGATTCTTCATCTCATCCTATCTCATCTGTTACTTGCGCTATTTTTAAGCCTAGTAGTGCCACTCCCATAGCGACCGGAACTGCCACAATAGACAGTGCATCGTTTACTGTAGCCAACTCAGCTTCTATCGACCTCGACACCCTAGTCTTAACTGACAGCACAGGTGTTGAGGTCGGTCAGAAGTATCTTTTTAAGCACCAGTATGGTGCAAGTACGACTTGGTGGCATCAGGTCGTCACTATTGCTGATATACAAATCAACACAGTTCATCTGGAGTCACCGTTACTTGATGACCCGTACACAAGCGACAAGCTTATGGGCATCGAGTGTACCTTTCCGATTTCGGCGTCGATAGCTGCTGATCGCGGGATGAACTATCGTTGCGAGTGGACTGTCACTCCGCTTACTGGCGATAAAGAAAAGTACCAGACACTTTTCCACGTTGTTAGAACACAATTTGATGACCCGATTACGCCCGGTGAGGTGTTGCGCTACGCTGAGTCTAATCTTGCTGGCGCCACGCTGACTTGGGATCCGGGCCGCTCAAGGGAGTTAGCTGATAGTGCATCAGAGCTCGTAAGAAAGGAGGTCCACGCAAGTGGTACCTATCCTCATTTAGTAGGCGAAAGCCGAGCTTTCAAAACAGCCGGTTTGTATGCGCTGAAACATGAGCTTGCTATGCTTGGTCACGTTCCACCAGGATTTGACCCAGGCGTATACCTGCAAACAGTTCGCGAGTCTTTGAAAGCTGAGATACGGACCACAATGTCTTCCATGACTTGGATAGACAAAGATGATGATGGCGTTGTTGATAACGACGAAACTCAAGGTCCGTATTCTATTCGTGCGGTGCGAGGATGAGATGCTCTGGAGTACGCGCAGCCGTGGTAGCCAAGATCAGATCTGTGGTACCCGATACGAAAACGTCCAACAGAGACGTGTTCAAAGTGTTAGAGGTTGGGTATCGAGAGATTCAAGGAGCTCAAGACCGAAGCGTGACGGTTTTGTTGATAGTTCCTCCCGCAAGAGCAAATCGACATATCACTCAAGATTCTTATACTGCGACCTTCGAGATCACTATAGGGTATTCAGATTATCGAAACGTGGCGGACAGGATTGGAGACGACGGAGAACGGGTTTCGCAGGCGTTGGAAGCTTTGCCTGGAGAAAACCAAGATATTTTGAATGTAGATTTGTCTGGAACAGGAATCGAAGAGCTTGAAGGTTATCTAAACGTAACGTATTCGCTAATCATAGATTACAAGATCGACAGTGGAGTTTAAAAATGGGTTATTCACAGACTAAAATTGGTCGCTTAGCGGTTATTGAATCGACTTGGGGCGCTACTACGGGAACGTTTGATGGTACCGCGTCTGCCATCGATTGTGAGCCTCCATCTTTTACTCTTACTGAAGAGTCACTGACTATTGATGGAATCAGGGCCTCGTTTGAGGAACCAACGCATCTGTCGGGTTCAAAGATGAACTCTACGATGAGCTTCAAATGCTTTTTGAATGGTTGGTACAATGGCACTCCAGGCGCGAGTGATGACCCTACGACTTCTATGGGTACGTCGCGAAGCATCCATCCAATCGGGCTATTGTTTAAACATGCGCTTGGTGGTCATGCAGTATCGGATCACGCTCAAGATCTTACAGGTGGGACGGTTTCTGCTATAACTGTTGGTGGTGCAACTGCAATCACGGAAGGACACGCATATTTGCTACCCACTAGCACGGCTAATGTAAACAACATTATCTGGGTCAAAGACGAGGCGGGCGGCACTGTTACGCCAACAGTAAACATGAGCGTAGCTCCAGATTCGTCTGGATCGCTTTATTCCTCGCATGTATTGTATCTGGCCTCTGGCCAAGTAGATGTGCCGCTGGCATTTGAGTACCAAGGCTCAGACACAAAAAGCCGAATACGGTGCTATGACTGTTCCGTAACTAGCTTAAAGCTTTCTCTCAGTCCGCTAGGTCCACCCGAGCTCGACGTAGAAATCGCTGTTGGTAACTGGGTCAGTGACAACGGATCTGCTGTTCCTGCTTACAGCAACCAGTTTCCAACTGTAAAAGCTTCGCTTGGAACCAACGGTGCCCGACTAATGGTGAACGGCAGCGTTCAGCAGTCTGTTTCGATGGAAGTTGAAATATCTTGTGAGTACGCCAACGCGCTTAGTCATGCATCTGCTCAGGGGTTGGCTCAAAGAGTTTGTACCAATCGCACAACAACAACGTCTCTTACGATTCCTACTCAAGGCTTGTCTGACGATCTTGCAGGGCCTGGAGATGCAAAAGGGATCTTGCAACTCGACCTCAATGCGAATACACCTGGGAATGCAATGTCACTTTTGATTCCGAACACAGTCGTTCGAGAATCGAGTCCAATCGGTGACAGTGATGGTTTGGTAAGCGTAGGCTACACTTTGGGTGCTGACGTGTACACAGATGATACTGGCTCTACAGCTCCAGCCGACACTCCGTTCAGGGTTGCCTTCTTATAGAGGTAAATGAATGATTACACTCACTACTGACAAAGTAACCGAGTTGGTTTTCACAAAGGATCCAGACGTCAAGGTAAAGAAGGTTGAGCCTTTAAGGTGGGTTCCTATCGATGAAGTAGAAATCAACGGTGGAGTTCCATTGTCTTTCAAAGTCAGAGCTTTAAACTCATTTGAACAGTTGGAGATTATGTCACAGTTATCATCTCCAGAAGTCCAAGAAGAAAAGCCTAAGAAAGGCAGAAAGGCAAAGCAGAACCAGTCTCAGGAAGGGGAAAAGGTCGATTTCATTTCACCTATGCTTGCAGCTCTTAAAGTAGCAGTGGTTGAAGCGAAGGGTGAGGGTTTTCACGAAAAAGACCCAGACGGTGTCCTCAGTGTTTTGAAGCGCACTCCACCAGCATTGTTGACGTTGTTGGGTACGTGGGTAACAGAGCACTCTTGGGGTGCTGACCCTTTTTCCGAGGGAAAGTGAGAGTTGTGGTGTTTCTTGACCAGCTTTTCCGAGCTCACGGTCTCGGTTGTGCAGCAGGCAGTTTTGATTATTGCCAGCACGACAGATCGAAGTGCGCCGAGAAGGCTGGTTTTTATGTAAACAACCAATGGTCACGTTGTCCGGTTCGCGAGGTGCTGGACGATTCCCGAATGACTGCTGCCTTGCAAGTTGAGAGGCAATCCAAAATCTCTCCCATTGCTAACTGGCCTTCTGGCTACGCCGCTTGGGTTCCAGAATACGTGTGTGCAATATCCGCGGCTCGTGAGGAACGAGCATCATCTGAAGCAGAGAGGCATGGAAAATGGCGGGGATGAATCCAGTCGAGCTTAGAATCATCATCGACGCGCAAAATCGCGCTTCAGCAATTCTCAAGAATGCTCTTAAAGAAGTAGAAAGCTTTCAAAAAGGAGTTCAAGAAGTTGGGCCTGACACTGCTCACATGACGGGCAAGTTTGGTGACCTCGGTTTGGCTGCATCTGGCGCGGCAAAACGAATGATGGGTATTACTCGAGCAATGGTAGGCATGGCGGGTAGTGCTGCTGCTGTTATTGGTATTGGCGCTGGTTTAAACAGGGTCGCAAAATCTGGGGCATTGCTGGAAGCTCGTATTGAAAGCTTAGACGGAAGTTTTGACGAAGCTTTGACCCGCATAAGACGTCTGTCAGAAGAATCGAAAGGGGCATTTTCAATGCCTGAGCTCGTCGATGCTGAAAGTAAAATTTCTGCTTTCAACATTGGAATGACAATGACTCCAAACATGTTGAAAAACATCCAGGGTCGGGCCGCTCAAATGGGCATTACAACCACAAAAGCCCTGGACGACATAATTTTAGGGTTGGCTCGTAACTCCCGGAAAATATTGGATAATGTGGGTCTTGTGGTCAGCCAAACTGAGGCTAACAAGCAATACAGTCGTGAGCTTGGAAAAGCAGTGCATTTGCTCACAGATGCTGAAAGAAGAACAGCATTTTTAAACCTTGCTATGAAAGAACTCGAAAAAACTACGATGACAATGACATCGTCGTACAGTTCCTCTATCGAGACTACATCAATGCTCAAAGATGCTTGGGCTGAAATACAAATGGCCTTGGCTCCTTTGATGTTAATCTTTCGTCCGTTAGCAAGAATTTTTATGGATATTGCAAAAGCGGCTGGCTCTGTATTGCAGCCAGTGTTTTACGCTCTGTCGCTAATATTAACAGCAATATTGCACCCAATATCGGAAGTGGTTGCCGCGTTTGGGCTTATGTTTCGAGCGTTTATGAAATTAGTCGAAAAAGCCTTTGGCCCTTTGCTTGGTGGGCTAGAGGATTTGCTCCGTATTTTCGCTGGGCTTGGTATCGAAACTAAAAATGCTGATGAGCAAAACAAGAAGCTCGCTAAATCTTCTGAAGAGCTTGCAAAGGAGGCGAAAAATTTAGCTGATGCTTGGAAAGAATTTGGAGCAGAAGTTAGATCGACAACTACGTTCATAAACAAGACTCAGCTGCCTGGTGAAGTCCGTTTAATCGACCTAGAAATACAACGCCTCAATGTAATAAAAAACACCACAGGAGCACTGTCAGAGCAGCAGAAAGAGGCACTTACTGTTGCAAAGATGGACAAGGTGATCGTTGAATCAAAGATCAACCTTGCCCGTGTTAGTGAAAAATATTGGAAAGAGGCTGCTTCAGTAAATCGATCTTTTGTTGATGGCGCCATCAGTGCGGCTGAGTACTACGACCAACTTGGCACACTCAACGAAAACGTCCAAAACGAAAGTGCTGCAATCTTAGAACTGCGAGATCGAAAGATCGACCTACTTGGTGTCCAGCATCTCGAAGTTGAAAGCACAAATAAAGTCACAAAAGCTCGTAAAAAATCAAAGAAGGCCCTGGGAGATTGGTGGCACGGTTACAAAGAAGTCATCGCTTTTATGCGCAATGCAAGAAGAGTCACCTTTGATCGCATTGCTTCAATCAGATCCGAAAATGCTGCAATCCAAGATCAAACTGATGATATTTTGGCACAACGCAGAATTCAGAAAGCTGCGGGTCCCGTAGAGCGAGAACGGCTCGAGCACAGACAAAGAATGGTAAAAATTCAGCGTGATTTCAACGCCGCGATTTCTGAATTAGACCCAGGAAACGTCAGTGTAGGTACGCAGTTACTTGTTGAACAAGTGGAGGTGCTTGAGAGGATTGAACGAGCGAAGTTTGGAGAAAAGCTTAGGGACATATACGCCGCAGCTAGAGCGGACGAAATAGATAGAATGAACCGTTCGTTCCGTGAGACTGCATCGAATCTTGCTGCGATTTCTCCTGAAGCGGCTGTTTTACAAGTCCAACTCGGTGAGCTCACGACTACTTGGATGAAGTTTGCGGACAGCCAAACAAAAGGAAGTAAAGAAATCGGTGGAGCCTTGGCTAACACTGCTGGGTCACTCTTGTTGGCTCGTGCAGCCTTCATTGAAGACGTTGAGACTCGCGCAAAGTGGATGATGGCGTTTGAGCTCGCTATGGGTACCGCGAAATTGTTTACGGATCCCAAGGCGTCTGTAGCACATTTCACGGCGGCTGCGATGTTTGGTGCAGTGGCGTCTGGAATTATTAAAACTGGCAGTTCTTCCGCTAGTGGGGGTGCAGGTCTCGCAGGAGTTCCAGGCGGGCACAAAGTGCCTCAGTCACCGGGAGATTCAGGCCCACGTCAGATCGTCATCAACTTTACAGACGGAATGGTTCTTGGTGACCCACAGAGTATAGCGAAAAAAATCAATGAGTCTCTAGATCAGGCCTCTGGCACAGGAGCACCAGCAGGGGTATGACAACGAACCAATACAAAGAAGAGCTTACAATAGCTCCCGTCACCACAGGTTGGACTTCTTCAAACGTAAGTCTGACTATTGGTGGTAGCGCCGCGACTTATTATCATCAAGATACCGCGTCTGCTATTTCCGTTTGGTGGGGGTTGGCAGAAATCGCTTCAAACCAGCATTACGTTTATATTGAGCCATATACTTCAACGACGAGCAGCTACATAATAATGAGGTCTGCGCAGGCTTTTTCTATCAACGTAACAGCATCTGCAGCCGCAACGAAGCTTGGTAAAAGTGGTGCTGGTTCGACTAGTGCAACAGAAGATGGTGGCCTCTACACTGTAAAGTATTCATCGGGGATTCAGTACGGATTTACAGCCGCACCCGGCACAGCGAGTATATCTGGTTTTGAGAGGGGTTACTCTCAAGGTAAGATTTCAGCAAATGCGGGTGCGTCTGTTCCTTGCTTGAACGTTCCGCAAACGTTGACTGTCCGTGTCCTTACAACTTGGAGTTCGGCTTACGGCACAATGGCGAGTTGGGAAACCGAAGGCTACATGGCTTGGTATGACGTGTCTGTAGGACGGTCTTGGATGTTTCGTGGAGCATTGGAGGGTGTGAGTTTGGTCCCTGCGGGGATGGGTGCAAGTAACGTGTTTCTGGTTCTAACCTTTAGAGCAGTAGAGATATAAATGGGATTCCTATACTCATACATGGACACAAACGTTCCGGGTTTTCGCAAAGTAACAGTAGGTTCTACAGCTTGTACTATAGCCGCAGGTTATTACGATTTTCCTACATATTGCGCTGCTTTAAACACTGCTCTTTCTGGAACAAACTGGACTTGTTCATTTTCCACTGACACTGGGTTGGTGACGCTTAACGGAGCTTCAGCTTCGTCGTCGTTGACTTTCAATGATCGATTAGGAGTGTATCTGGGGTTCAACATGAACGCGACAGATTCGCTTACTCACGGATATGCATACCAATCGGGGGTTAACCCTCCAGGTTGCGCTCATCTGTATGGTGCTATGTGGGATAGCATAGACATTAAGAGAGAGCGAGTATTGGAAACTACTCGAATCGGAAGGGGGTATGGTTACGTTTGGGGTGGTGCAAAGGTTTGGAGGTGGCGATTGAGTATCAATCCAAACTCAGTGCTCAGTAGCGCTGATAAGTCGTCTACGACATTTTCTGCATCAAAACCCATTCTTCATGATTTTGTGTCAAAGGGTAAAGTCCAGCTCTGGATGGGAGATAATGATGCTATTGCTTCCGACCAAGTCGGCGGAAAACTAGACGCATGGGTTATAGGGTTTGATGGTATAACAAGCTCATCAGCTTTCGGTCACGTCGCATATGAAGCGACTTTGTTGGTGGCGTCATGAGCGCATTTGATGATGCAATAGGAAGAGGTTGGCAAGTCGTCTATGCCTTGCAGATTGAAGGTATACCGGCGACTTTTTCAGAAATCGAAGCACCCAGATATGATTCTTATTCCGCAGTCAGCGCTCTGACCTCTGGGGGCACGACTTTGACCAACTACGCGGCCTTGGTTGTAAAGGACAACAGTCAGATATCGCAAGAGATCGACCGCCGAGCTGGGGTTTCTGGTGGTAGGGCGGTAGACTTTCTGCTGAACTATGATGCTCTTGGATCTGCTCTGCAGCTTTTCTTTAAGAGGCCCTCTTATATAACAGACCTTACAGCAGATTTTGATTACAACGACACAAATCTAAGTGTCGCGGATAACAGTTATTGGCCGGGATCGGGCGCTCTTTACATTGGAAAAGAGTACGTTCGTTACGGTGCTACGGCGAGTAACAAGTTTTGGTCATTGTCTAGGCACGAGATTAACGAAAAATACAACTTTTTCGCGAGCTCTTTTGGTTCATACAGAAAAGTTACCGACACTCCGACAATATGGAGAGGCAGGCGCGTTACGTTGTGGGAGCACCTTGTAACTCCAGATGGTTATCTACTCAACAACACTTGGTGTTCGAGCAGTTCTACTTATTCGCGAGAGCTTTGGCAGGGCTTTATCGAAGAGAGTCCGATACCTGACCCTCTCGGGATCCGTCTGCGGTGTTTACCTATTCAACGTATGCTTGCAAAGCCCATTGGTTATTCTACAAAGTTTGACGTAGCGTTATTCAAATCGAGCGCGGGCGTGGAGCACAGGCCTTGGGATTATGATTACGTTTCTCTGTATTCTGGCGACACAATCAGAATATGGTGCAAATACAACGACCCAACGGAGGCTGGAGACAATATAAGCATCGCTACATGGGAGGCTGACATACACTCCGCAATACCCAGCCCCCGCACTACTCCGCACATGATGACTAGGATGCAATGTGATGCGTATCTGGAGTCTTCCTTAACCACCGCATCTCTTTATGCGTCTGGAGAGGATTTTGAATCTCTACCATTTGTTGGAGACGTGGAATATGTAAGCTGGACTGAGTTCGGAATAACTATAGGATGGTCAAAAGTATCAAATTACGAGATCAAAGAAGCCTATGTCACCGTTCCTGAGCAAGGTCCGCAAGCATACATGTCCGGTATGCACATCATATCAGAGTGGATGAAAGAGGGGGCTTTGTACGGTTACAAGATGACCATACCGTACAGGAAAGATGCGACTGGTACTACGGCACTAGTCATACACAACATGGAAGGTGAGGGGTGGCAAGACACGGAGTTGCAGAGTACCGGGGTAGCAGTCCTTGAAGCTGACAAAAAACAAGAGCTCGTCCATTACAGAAAAGAAAGCTCAGTTAACGTAGAGTCTATGTTGACGACGGATCACACGGTTATAACCTTGACAGAAAGGGGCGTTGGGGGAACCGACCCGATAAACCTGTATAATGTCGAATCAGCGCAGCTCCAGACAGGAGCAGGTCACTCTGGTGATCTAAAGACTGTCATGTTGTCTCTGCTGCAGTCTAGTGGCACTGGTGATCGTGGTAGCTTTGACACGCTTCCAACTGGGTTTGGGTATGCAATCGACAGCACTAACATTGATGAGGCAAGTTTTGGAGAGCCTGGTCTCACATTTTCTGATTTAGAGGCTTCTTGTGTTAGCGACGGTTCCGCATCGTTTGAGGAACTTATTGGAGGTTGGATTTCTGTACAAGGTAGATCTATTGTTTCGAGGATGGTGAGCCATCTAGCCGGGTTTAATAACATTCAAAAACTAATGGTCGTGGATTGGAGACCAACAATCGATCCCAGTGCGACGACAATCTCAAAAACTGATGTGATTTTAGGAAACGCTCTGGCGCCTAAGATGCTGGAGGGTCCAAACGCTGTCGGGATTTCAACTGCTTACCTATCCTCAGAGACGCCAGAGGTTATGGTCAGAGACATTCCACGTATTCAATCCGAAGGGCCGAGAACGGCAAGTCTTACTTGCCCCTCAATGACATCGGAGCTGGCGGGTCTCCTTGGAGCGTCCTACGCATATTATTCAGACGGTTTGACAAGCATTACTTTGAAAGTTGGTCCACATGTGACGTTACAGTGTGGTGACAACGTTCAAATGTCTCTACAGCATCCGGCTATGTTTGACTGGGCTACAGGTTATAACGCCCCCGCCGCTACGATATATGCCAAAGTAGTAAGAACATCTCTCAATCTTTCGGATAGAGTGAAAGAAATAACTCTTTTGATGGCTTCAAACACAGACGAAACGCGGTATCTGTGTCCATCTAGGTCTATTGATGCTGTGGGTGGTGCTAACTATTTTGATTTGGATGACGCGACGAAGACGTGGTTCGCGGCGGGTGAAAAAATACTGATATACAACCCAGGTAAAGAAGCTGATGGTGAATCTGCTGAATACACTATTGATTCCTTAAGCGACCCAGATTCAGACGGATACAATGAACGCATCACAGTGACTTCAAGTTTGGCTGCATGGGTAGCCGCGGGGTCCGTAGTCACATATCCCGTCTACACAAATTCGAGTGATGCACAAAAATCTTACGCTTTCGTAAAGTATGACAGGGTATGGAGCGGATGAGTTATTCACCGATAGACCCAGCGTCAAGCATATACGCTGGAATGATCATGGCCGACAATATTGGAGCGATGGGCACCAACATAAACGAGGCTTGGTTTTATTCCTGGCCTCTCCAAGCTTACGGTGGCGGAACAATGACCATGAGCTCCGCTGGTGGGACTACACACAATGAGAGAGCTTGGATTCGAGTAAGGAAGAACAAAGACAAAGCGGCCTTGCGATTCAAGATTTTTGCCAAACAGAGCAGTGGCACCGGAATCGTTCGGCTCTATAGTGGCGTGTCGGTTGTCGCTACCATAAATGTCTCCAGTTCAACTGCTGCTTGGTACGAAACAACTGTTACAGATTCAAGTACGCTCGCAAATGACCCGTTGGACTTGTCGATGACTATGTATCGACCGTCTGGAACACTAACAGTATATAGTTACGCTGTTTATGTTGAGCCTCAGAGTGCGGTCACAACTGGTGTTCAGACTTCAGGCTTTAAAAAATGGGATTCGAGCATCAACGCATATCAAGATCCAATAAGCTCAGAAATGGTCCAAAGGCTCATTCAAGCTCCCTATCAAATAGCGAAAGACCGCACTACCAGCCTATATTCTATGAACCCTCTCTGGAACGCTTGGAGCTCAAACATCTGTACCAACGCGACTCAATCTTATGCGACTGTCGTCAGGGCAGCATTCATTGGAGATGGTTACGAGCGCACATATCGCATCGACGCACATGTGTCTGACGTTGCAACCTACGCCCCTGGTGGTTCCGCAACTGGAGATACCCCCGCTCTCCGTATTCGGATCAAAGGGGTGCCAAACATCGAAAAAACCGGCACCGGGTGGCAAACCGAAACGTTTACAACAAGCGAAACTAGAATCCCTTTTGAAGTGGACTTAAAAAACAATACTGCTGCTCGCGGTATGAGTTTGGACGCTTTGATTATTCGGAGAGAACCGTCATGAGAATGCCGATAAAACCGAAGACGAGTCGTCTCGACACAAAAAACACTCCAAGTGTGACAGACCCAGCTTTAGCTGAAATCAAACATCTGTTTAATGCGGACCTTGGGATTCATTCTTTGATGTCTGAATACATTGTCAGGCCAATGTCATATTCAGTTTTTTGGCAGTTTTGGGGTGACAAAGACTACAGCACTTTCGTCTTAGTGCCGCCACAAGCGGTATACGGTTTCGTTGAAGTCTTGGGAAGTGGCTACAATACTACAATAACCGTCACATCGCGTGAGCTCGATGACACTCAAAGAGGTTCAACTACAGTTCATTACATACAAGGTTCCGAAGGCACTGATGACGATACTCAAGTCACAGACGAAACAACTTTTGTTCAATACCACTTGAAAAAAAGCACTTGGGTAAACTCATCTGAACCCCTGCAGTTTCGCAGTTCCACAAGCTGGGATCCCCATCCAATGGCAATAAAGTTTCAGTCTACCGCGCCTGCCTACGCCACAGTAGTAGCTTTTTGCATTCACTGGATATACAGAAACGTTTAACTATTTAGAATCATTATAATATATCCAATCCAGCCATTTTGGTTGGTCATTATGGTAGTATCCTGCCACGAGGTGTATCATGAAAACCAAAACGGTTACTCAATCTGGAACCACAGTCACACTAGATTCATCAAATCTGGGTTTTTCTCCTGAGCAATACACGACGACGATGATTCAGGTGTCTGGCATGGGTTCGGACAACACAAGTTGTACGCTGAAAGCCAAGGGTCCGTCAGCGGCGTATTCTACGGTTACCACTCTGTCAGAAGGAGACACACACATCTTCGACGTTGGGGTATGGACTGCATTCCAGGTTGTGTTTGCGAACAGCGGGACTGCAACCATTGGTGTGAAAGCCTATCATCTTGACCGTATTGACGGAGGGTAGAGATGAGCATCTCAACGACTAGCGGACTGGCAGCACAAGACTTTCCAGTACAAATTTTGCCTGCGTTTGGAGTTGGTATGTACTGGACGTACATGGGGTCAACTTCAATTGGATTTTATTCAAACCATTTATCCAACAAAGTATACGTTCCATGCTTTTCCTCAGATGGTTCAGGAAAAGTTATTGAAATCACACAAACTGTTGATGGTGGCGGCAATCCTACCCCAATTTTGACTCTAAACATGTCATCAAACGGTGCAAATGGCTTAGATACTGGGTCCGTTGCTGCAAACAAATTTTACTGCATACGCATGATTGCAAAAGCAGACGGCTCTGATCCGGCCCTATTGGCAACTTTGAATGCTGGCACTCCTACGATACCAGCGGCTTACTCTGGCGGATTTCAATCGGATATTTTGTGGGGAATTTCCTGTTCTGTTGATTATGATTCTAGCGGATCCACAGACGAAATCGCCAACTTTACACAAACTGCTCCTGGAGTGTGTCGATATCTGACAGGTGGTATGGGCTTTCCCGGCGATGGTTTACAGGTTCTTTCCGGCGGCACTGCTACAACTTCCACAGCCGTGGATCTGTCGCATATAGCTCCGTCGCCTGTCGCAATGACGAGGCAAGAAAGCCTTGGATCTGTTTTTCTTTATGCGTACGCAGCAAACACAGACGCAGATGCTTCTGATACGAGACACGCATACATTTATTACAGCGCCGATGGCCGGACGATGGCCGATTCTACAAGTTTGAGTCATGGAACGTATAACGATGATGCTCTGGAACGGTTACACAGGTTTGGTAGGCTAGACAATGCTACCGGGCAAGGGCACAGGGACGAGTCAGCAACTATTGATTTTCCTCTGGCTGTAATGAAGACATCTCCTGTACCCTCAATGTATGCGGACGGAGAACCAACCGCACAAAATCCTTACAAATCCACGTCAACGGGAACCTTGGCAAACATTCTTCAATATCGGTGGACTGGTGTTGCAAGCGCAACGTCGATGGATATTTACGTCAAAGGTTGGAAAATCGATGGGTGATATAACTGAGAACTTTTCTCTGCGAGAGTTCCGTTGTAAGGATGGCGCAGATGTGCCTCCTGAGTTGGTCGAAAATGTCACTCTTCTTTGCAAAAATCTTCAAGTGCTTCGCCAGCACATCGGAAAGCCAATCAAAATCGTTAGCGGGTACAGAACAGAAGAATACAATAAGAAATGCGGTGGGAGTAAACGCTCCCAGCATGTCCTCGCAAAAGCAGCAGATCTCAGAGTCAGGGGAATGTCGGCAGATGAACTTTACTCAGTCATTATTGAGCTTATTGCATCTTCAAAAATGATGCCTGGTGGAGTTGGTAAATACCCATCACCTCGCAACTTCGTACACTACGATGTGCGTGGTCATAACGCGAGATGGAAAGCGAAATGATGGAGACTGGAATTGACATACTGGACATAGCCAAACTTGCGCTGTCTGTGCTCGCTGTGGTCATTCCGGCGTTGTGGCAGTTGTCTCAGAAGATTTCAAAGCTGGAAGGTTCAATCGCGGAGTTGAACCAGAAGCTCGAAGGCGTGGAAAAAGACTTTGAATCAGTTCACAAAGAGCTTTTAGAATTACATGGCTATTATGAAAAGCTAGATGGTATAGATCGGACTGGTCGTAAAGAGTTATGGCAGGAAGTCAATGGTGTTCGAGAGAGGCTTACTGTCGTTGAAACTCGCATGAAGAATGGTACGTGAGGTCTATTGTGAAAGGTATTTTGGAAAAGCTACTTAGTCGTAAACTCGCTGTAGTATTGGTCGCTGGTTTAGCTTGTTGGTTAGGCGTTCCCGGTCTTGGAGGGGAGCAGCTACAAGAGATTATTATGGCTTACATCGGTGGGCAAGCCGTCGTGGACAGTGCCGCGGTATTGAAAAAAGATGGGTAAGGTTATCGAGCTCTTTGATGATTATCCCAAATGCGTCGTCTGTGAACTTGAAGCTGACCGATTAGTGTTCGACGTTAATGTCTGCCATCTACACGCGGTTCCAGTGGCCTCGTTTATGTTGGACATAAATCGTCATCTCTCCGTTTTGCCTCGAGCGTCGATCATTGGGCTAATGAGCCATGTTGCGTCGTCAGGATTGAGCTCTGGCGAAAGAAGAGAAAATGAGTCTTAAAGAGTTTTGGGATAGCGCGACGACTAGATTAGTCGCTGTGAGCAGTGTTTTGATCTTGTTTGTCCTTTATTTAATAAAGACTTGGAAGCGAGCTGGCGTAGACAAAGCTATGCTCAAAGAACGGATGAAAGTCGTAGACGACTACCAGAGAAAAAAATCCGAGCTCAAGGAAGAGTCTGTTGAGCAAATCAACGCATTCGAGCAAGATTTTCAGTCAAAAATGCAAGAGATCGACATGAAAGAACGAACAATTCTTTTAGAGGCATCTAAATCAAAGCGACGACTCTCCAACGCTATAAACAGAAGCTTTGGCCGATGAGTCTGTTCACAGTTTATTACGAGTTTGAGCTCGAGGTTGAAGCGGAATGTACTCCTGGCGTGGCGCCTATTCATTTTGGTCCACCTGACTTTTGGCGCCAGGGAGAGTCTCCTACTGCCGAGATTACAAAAGTTTATGTTATTGATGGTGATAACAAGACCGAGCTCCAGAACCCAACAGACACTTTACTTGAAATGCTAACCGATCAGGTACTCGAACAATGTTGAGGGGTGGGGGTCGTTTTATTTCTTTCGTACCGTTTTTGGGGGGTGTGTAAATGGGGCCTGCTTTTCTATTTCTTCTTGCTTCATTCTCAGTCGGGGTCGATTTGCCCTGCGACAAAGCCATCGAGGTTGAGGCCGGGTCCATCGTCCCGTGTTCAAACGCAGTCCTCTTGCCATACCCGATGGCTGAAGAGCTTCTTCTGTGTAGAGACATTGAACTCCCGAGATGTGAAACAAGGCTGGATCGTGAGGCCTTTATGCGTTCAACAAAGCTCAGCACCTGTCTTCAAGAAACCGAAAGTTGTGAGCAAGCACTTACAAAAACCGACGAACTATTAGAAAAAGCAATCGAAGACCGATCTCAGCCTGCGTGGTATGAAAACGTTTGGATGAACATCGCTGTCGGGGTCGCAATTGGCTCTGCGTTGACCGCAAGCGTAATGTAAGAAACCCGCCCCTTCCGAGGCGGGTTCCACACCAAACCAACGGGTTACCACACCCGATGGAGAACAAATCAATCGTATTGCTTTGTTTCTTTTCGCGCAAGCAGCTTCTCTTTCGCAAGCCTGCATTCCATATGCATTGTCTGGGACCAGTCAGAAAGAGGATCATTGCAAAAAGAGCAGAAGTGCTGAAGCTCTGGTGGCCGAATCACTTTGTCTTCAGTTGGATCATCTTCCATCAGTATTGTCTGTCCAAGTACGTCGTCTAAATATTCCGCTAGTCGGTTCACTGCGATGGGCAAATCTTCGTCTTCCATTATCTGCATACGATCTACACGTCTGCTGATCTCGACTATGGAGGACCGTAATCTCTTTATTTTGGCTTCTTCTATTAGGCGCTCTTCAGACACTTTGTTCTCCTGTTTTCTAAGGTAGGCTGGTTTTATTGGTTTGGTTGGTAATTTCATGGTCATCTACTTCTCCTTGGTTGGTGTTTCCTGGCCCACAGGGGTGGGGGTGATTACGTTTAGTTCGTACAGTTTTTGGGGGGAGGGTGAATCGACCATGCAATCCGCGATTCTTTTCAGTTGAAACTGGATCTCTCCCAGACGATGGTCAATCGTTTCGATCAACAGGTGCAGTGCTTTCTCTTTGTTAACCATTTTTCTCATCCTTACGGACATTTCTGCGGGTGGCGTACTCAACTCCACGCATGAATAACTCAGCACTCTGAAACAGCTCGTCGTGCCTGTGTATTAAGCCGTTCACACATTCACCAACGCGACCGGACACATTGTCGTAAAACCTCCACCCGTTTAAACGATCACGCTTCAAGTCGTAATTTGTAACAGAGCAAAGGTATTTTCCGTCGCGCTTTATGAAATATACACCTTGTCGAACAACAGATATTGTGTATTTTACCTTCATATTACACCTCCGTCTTTGGCATTCTTGCCCAACAGAGAACCCATCGCTCTCCAGTCTCTAAGTCGGTTTCAGCACTACCCCTGTCTTCAAGGTAGGCACATTCTGAGAAGTTCAGATCATCACAACTCTCTATGAATATACGTTCAGCGTCTGTTGGGATGCTGGGGTCGCGCCCCGAAATGTCTTTTTTGTGTTCTGTAGTCATCTCACACCTCCTCTTTCTTCACGAGGTTATATCCACTAGGAAGCCTTGGGAGACTAAATTCGCCATCCAAATTCCAGTTCGCGAACTCTATTAAAGCCCCTACCGTAGGCTCTATAAAGTGTAAGTCGTCGTCCACGTCCCGATAACACACGATTTCGTTGTAACAATGTGCTGCGGGGTATATGCGCTCCATAAGATCAAAGCCTTCAGAACATGATTTAGGACGTACATCATATCGCTCGCTCGCTAGTGCGTTTATCAGTTCATCAATAAACGACTTTTTTTCTGCTGACAGTTCGTCGTATCTCGGTGTGATTTTCGTTGTTTCGGTCATTTTCTTCTCCTGGGTTTGGTTTGGTTTGGTTCGTACCGTTTTTGGGGGGAGGGGGTTGACTACTCGTAATTCCGAACGCCCACGAGGACTGGGAATCTCGGCTTACCTGCAGGGGTCAACTCCTGATATCTGACGGTCACAGCAGACCCAACAGGGGCCGGGTTTTCACGCTCTGAATCACTGATACCTACTCCCAGTCGAAACACAACTCCGTTGTCGAACTCGCAGACGTATGCTCCAAGCCTGCCCTCGTGTTTTCCTGTGCCTAACTCATAACCAACCACTGTGGCCTCCTGATCACACTCTGGCTTGATCTTGAGTAGACTCGAGGACCGTTTTCTCTCATACATAGACTTCTTAAGCCGTAACATCACGCCCTCTCCACCATTGGACACTACATACCTGTAGAATCGGTTCAGAGTCCTGTTGTCTGGTATTTCGTAGTGCTCCACTACATCGAAGCCACCACGGGCCCTCTCAAGGTGCCTGAGCCACCCTAAACGCTGCTCAAAGGTACCAGTGTGCTCAGGAGCGTCAAAAACGCAGTATCGGATGTTGTGCCAGATGGTGGGGTCGCAGTTGCTTTTCTTCGTGCGTACAGCACCCACGACCGCGTTGAATTTGCCCTGGCCCAGAAAAAACTCTCCATCCAATACCTCACCAGCAGGCATCTTGTCACAGTACCATTTTGGAACGTCGAACAGCTTACCGTTCCGACTGATGAACTGGCTTCCGGTCCAGACAGCTCGAACACCATCGAGCTTTTCACTCATGTGATAGTCGCGTGGATCTTGACCGTTCCATTTTTTTGCAAGCAGTACTTTCATTTCATTCTCCATTTCGGTTGGTTTGGTTTGGTTTGGTTTGGTGAGCGTTTACTCGTCACCATCTTCCTCAACAAACTCGGGATCGTCCTCGAGGACATTGCAGTTGTCGATTACCCAGTGGAAGTATTCCTCCGCATCGATATTCCAGTCGTCAGTCGAAAGATCTCCACACTCCACCGCGTGCATAAGATTGCTCTCGTCTTGCATCTCTGCCCACACACTTGACGGAAAAAAAGCAGTGTCGTTATCCTTGTTGTATTCTTTTACGAGTACCTGTGTTTCTTCCTCGGAAATCTCACAATAGATCGTCAGCTCAAGAGTGATTGTTGTTGGCTTTGAGCTTGTCTGCTTTTCTGTAGTCATTTCATTCTCCATTTCAGTTGGTTGGTGTGAGGTCAGAATAATTTTTTTCTCGCAGGCTGTCAACTATTTGTTTCGATTGTTTTCGTTTGCTGTCGAGTGGGCTGCATCTTTTGGTCTTCGATGGGGTGGGGGTGGGATCGTTTCGTTCGTACCGTTTTTGGGGGGGGTCTAAATAGGCCCTGTTTTCTGAATTTTCTCTGAAATTTTTGGTTTTCGATGGGCTGTTCAGTGTCGCGTTCAGTGGTCTGTTCAGTGGTCCGTTCAGTGCCCCTCTGGCGCCCCTCTGGCGCCCCTCTGGCGCCCCTCTGACGCCCCTCTGACGCCCCTCTGACACACCCACGGAGGCACCCACGGAGGCACCCACGGAGGCACCCACGGAGGCACCCACAGCGGCACCCACGGAGGCACACACAGCGGCACGCACAGCGACGAAAACCGTAACGAGCTTCGCGGAATTTCGCACCCACGGAGGCACACACCACGGCACCGGCATAGCCTACCGAGGCGCAGAGGCGCACCACGGCACCGGCAGAGCCTACGGAGGCGCGAAGGCGCACCACGGCACCGGCATAGCCTACGGAGGCGCGAAGGCGCACCACGGCACCGGCAGAGCCTACGGAGGCGCGAAGGCGCACCACGGCACCGGCATAGCCTACGGAGGCGCGAAGGCGCACCACGGCACCGGCAGAGCCTACCGAGGCGCAGAGGCGCACCACGGCACCGGCAGAGCCTACGGAGGCGCGAAGGCGCACCACGGCACCGGCAGAGCCTACCGAGGCGCAGAGGCGCACCACGGCACCGGCATAGCCTGGAAGCGCGCGAAGGCGCACCACGGCACATATAAGTCAAATTATGCATAGTCTAAAAAAAGAGGGGGCACGAAGCCCCCCCCCCAAACATAAGGCGCGCGCACTTAGGCAGCTATAGCGAAACCCGATACAATCGCGCGCTGTCTAGTCGCTGTCTTGACGCCCTTCACCCTTAGACCGACAACTACAGGACCAATTGAATCCTTGAATCTTAGGTCGTGCACGTCGCCATCAATAACCGGATACCCATGCCAGGTTTTAGGCAATTCCCCCGCAAAGACTACCGCGACGGGCCAGCCGTTACGCAAAGATAAGAGGGACTCAATATCGCGATTTTCCTTCCGTGAATAGGTACGGTGCACGCCATCATCTTTCATCATGTCGGAAAGGATAGCGGTATAGTCGTACACGGGGACGCTATCGCCCACAATAGACTTAATTGCGCTGGCAAGTCCTGTATCGTCTGAAAGCAAATTAGGACGTATGGCAAGGGTTAGCCCTTTTTTTTCAGCCCAGCGCTTGTATCGTGCTATCTCCACGCTCGCCCAGTGGAGAAAAGTCTGGGGTGCGTGAACCCATAGAATGGTTCTTGCAATGCGTGCAATTGATGCGCTGTCCAGGTTGTTATGTCCTGACAACTTCAAACACGAGGCAATGCACCCTCGCGACGCCAGAGGGCACATATCAACCCCCGTGAAACGATATGCCTCCTTAGATGGCGATAGGTTGAATCCTATAGTCGCATATCCTTCTGACTCTTGGCCCTTGGCAAGCTTGTATCT